GTTGATGCCGAAGAGACCAGTGTCCCACTCGTGGCAATCAGAGAACACGAAGGGAGAGAGCACAAGTTTCTCCGTAGAGCCCCAGCGGAAGAAGAGAGGGTAAGACACACCAGCAACATTACCGAGAGAAGTCCAAGCGGGAGCAACGGGAGCAGTGCCGACAACGGGAGCAACGGCAACCCAAATCGCACCACCACTTACCGCAAGAGAGCCAACTGGGTAAGTTGTTCCAACCGCCCAATCAAGAGGAACACAAGGCTGCCCGTTGAGAGAAACATAGTTGGCGGCAGCAATACCCGTAGAGGCTGGGTATGCGGGAGTGTAGCCAGACGCACCCGTAGAAGGTGCTGGAAGAGGGTTGCCTTGCGGGTCCGTGTAGATTACATTGAGGAAAGCACCATTGGGGGTCTCGGCATAGTCCGCTTGGCTCTCATAACCAGCAAGAGGGTTATTCACCGCACCAGCACAATCGTTATAGGACTGATACTTATCAAGCATAGTCGGGCAAGTGCGTTGGAGACGATTTTTCTTGTAATCAGTCAGACGGAGAACCTCTTTGAGAACATCTTGGGAGTTAATCACGCTCGTGGTGTCGTTGATTGTTGCCGTAAGAGTGGAGCAGAGAGAGTTTAGGGGAAACGCAGCAAGGGCACAATCACGACCCCACTGGGCGATAGGAGCACCTTGAACTGGCTGGACTTGGAGGACGGCAGTTTGAGCCATAAACACCGTGCTCGTCCATTCAATCGCCCTATCCACATACACATTCTCGGAGGGAACATAGATGTTGTAGGTGTGCTGGGACTGCGTAGCGGCGATGGCGTTAAAAGGGGCGTTCGTAAGGGAGAGAGCACCCTTCTCAACCGCATACTTGGGGCGAGACTGAACGATGCGACTATCAAAGACGGCTAACTTCTCAATGTCGGCACTCATCTGGTATTATACCTTATACCAATATTTTTTTGGTGGCGAAGATATTCTCAAACTTGCCGTTTGGACGGAAGGGTTGAGGATATGGATTGTTCGGGGTTGTCGTGGAAACTTACATAACTGGGGCAAGTCCAGCGTCCTTGTGCTTAAACATAACTTTGATGGAAACGCTTGAAAGGTTAAACATATTGATAGGGTAGAGTTGATTATCCAATCGGTTCTTCCAGAAGACTTGAATGTCTATGTTGCGAACATCTTGCTTTGAGGACGAGAAGTCGGAGAGACGATACTCGGCGGAAGGTGCGTAGTAGATGAAACGGCGGTATGCGTCTGCGTTGCCCGAAGATGTATCCAGAGAAATATCTGTAATGATAGGCTGGAAAGCAGACTGAACGGTCGCTTGTGAGAACCCAACATTTCCAGCACCAAGAACAACGGGAGCACCCGTAGCCTCTGTTCGGATAGGAAGTAGAGTAGATGTGAAAACAACAGAAGACACTGGGGACCAAAGACTATCCGTAGAACTATAATCTTGCTGGGCGATGTAATAGACACGACCAATCATATTCGGGGTAATCGCTCCACCCGTAAGATTGACTGGTGTATAACCAAACCCACCGCCAGAGTAAGGTGTGAGGCGGAAATCAGAAATGTTCTGGAATGCCTTATTGGTCGCAAGGATTTCATTCACATATCCATCGGGAACAACGATAGTGCCGAAGAGAGTTCCCGTAGGCAAGTTGTAATAGGTGTTGTTATAGTTGGCGAAGAGACCAAACATATTTGCGTTGAAGAAGAGACGAGCGACTGGGTGTTCTGGAATACCAACAACAACGGGAGGACCAGCAGCATACGCCGTAGGAGTGAATGCCGTAAGACGCTCACCAAACCCAGCACTATCCATATAAATATCAAAAGTAGAGGAACTCGCCACAAACTTCATCACGGGAGGATAGACGGCACTACAAAACGCACCGAAGGTCGCATAGGGGAACGAACCGCCAGGAGCACCAGCAGTAGTCCAAGCAGTATAGTAAGCGTTATAAGTGTCTTGATAGGCACAAGTGGAAGGAGCAAGAGGACCAACACCGAACTGGGCTGGGTCAAGCATCGTAGCATTCCATAAATCTACGAAGTGCTGGTATGTATAGACCCAGTAATAACGGCTTGTAAGGTCTTGTGAGTTCCCCAAATCATTACCAGCAAGAGACCAGAGATTAGAGGTTGTAGGATTTGTGCCGACTGGCGGAGCAAGAACCCAGTTAGGACCAACTGCGGGGGTAATGCCTTGACTGATTGCGATGGCTTGATAGAGAACATTGTTGAACTGGACTACCGCTCCAACTTGATAAGTGGATTGCTGGTTCCACTGGGCTTGGGGAACAACAATGTAGAAAGGACCATTAAAAGAACCATACTGGTCGGCTGCCGTCATAGAAACAACATCATTCAGTTTGTATTGAACGCCATTGCTCCACTGCCCTTGAAAGTTGTCGGCGGCGATGTTGCGTGGCGGAGGAGCAGAGATAGGATTTTGGGTCTCGGGAACATACTGAATAAAGCGTTGCTGGGGCACGGCTACAACTGGAATGTTCGCACCACCCAAGTTAATAGGTTGTGAGAACGAAACCGCCATAGAATAGGTCGTAAGATTTACATTTGTCTGACCCGTGCCTTCTGCGATGTTGGGAATGAAAAGAGGCAAGTCCCGATTTGCTCCGTCCATCGTAAAGCGAATGATGGAGAAGTAATAGTCGGCGGCGTTCTTGATAATCGCCGTATCACGAGTTTCGTTGAACCTAATCTGCGGGTCCCGAATGGCTTGACCCCCAAAGGTATTCTGCGTCGTATTGTTGATGATGTCCGCATTATAATAGACATAATCGGGGGCATCTTGATTGTCTCCGTGCGTCTGAATGCTTGACGAGAACATCTCTTCTATATACTCTACACATATTTTTTACTTCCGCAACTTATCAAAGGTTATACCAGATACAAAGTCGTCGGGAGACAAGCCACTACTATCTATGATGCGTTTATACTTCTCCAATGAGTAGGGAGCATACAAACACCTTACAACACAATGACGACCACAAGTATTAATGTTCTTCGTATCTTTTTGGAATGGATATGTATTGTAGAATACTGGCTTTCCACTCTTCCGTAGTAGTTCCACCAATCTCGGTTGTCGTTGTCCCAGTTGGTCTAATAGCACGGGGTCTGCTCCTTCCTTCTGTTCTTCTGGTGCTTCTCCATACGGGTCAAAGAACTCTATACCCTTCTTCTTATTTAGTAAGCAACACCAATGACCCGCAGTCGGACTTGATGTTAGGAAGAGCAAAATACATCTGCCCTTCTTATCAAATATCTGCGATATATCCTTGACTTTATTCAAATCGGGATAGGTAATGATACTAATATCATCGCCCAATATCTTTCGTATATCACCATCAGAGAGAGGGTAATCTTTGACTTCACCTAATCCGACGGGCATATTATCTATACCTTATACAGATAAAAGATGTATGGTTCTCCATTAGGTAAGGACTGGCGTGTAAAAAAAGTAAAAAACGATGCTCCTACGCAACTGGAAAAGTTTAAGAAAGATAAGCCAGTTCTCTCTACAAAGACGGGAAAAGAACTCGTGGAGAAATCGTGTAGTCCCCAAGAGTTATTATGGTTAGATGCTTGGTTAGATAATCTTGTGCGGTCCCGTTCATTACCGCCACAATGTAAGGGCAAAGATGCTTTTAACGCACTCACGCAGTTTCTTTCGGCTCCCGATGTTCTGTCGGTTCTGGAACTCTTACGGAAAGACTTTCTGGCTTCACACCCGCAGAAGGCAGAGGAGGTTGATGACTTCCAGTTTCTTCTGGCGGAGTTGGGGGCATATCCCGCACATCAAAACCTACCTCCGCCTTCCGACCACAACAATCGGAGACGAGCCGATGACCCTTCATCTTCATAAATACCTTGTAAGCGATAAACAATACCGCCATTGTTGTCGTGCTGACCCCAGCAGAAGCCAAGAGTGATGCGTCCATTCTATATCTTGTTGCGAGATTTTAGCAAAGCCAGTTCCTTTCGTTGTGTATCCAGATAAGGCTTCGCAACAAAGCGGTAATGTATCGCACACACACTCATAGCACCAAGAATAGTCATCACCCAATCACGCATCTACTATAATAGGTCAAGCAATCTTTAAACTTTACGATAAGATAGACAAGATAGGCGTTTCGCAAACTTTCTCACGAGGCACGGATTTTTTTGGAGCCAAAAGTTTGCGTTTTACCTATCTTACCTATCTTATTGATAGGAGTATCTTGTCTTAACCCATTATACTCTCTATCGTTGTAATCAGTCGTTCTATGTATTCCATCTGCTTTCTTATAGAGGCACATAGCCCTTCTGCTCGTCCTTCGGAACTACATAATATCGCTTGTAGTTCCAAATGAATATTTGTTAGACACTCAATCATTTTTTCTGGGTTTATACGAGGCATCTACTACTGATTGAGAACTCGTGC